TATATGGGTATGCCTGCGGTTCTTAACTATGCTGAGAAACCCGAAGACTGGGAAACCCTATGGGCTGAGTCGGATGTTCCGTGGGATGGTGATTCGGATACTCCGAAAGAAAATGGTTTCTATCCTAAGTGGGACGGCGAAGCCTTATTCAGGAGACGCAGTGAAGTTACACCTTCGACATGGGCACTCGTCTATCAACAAGAAGACATTCAAGAAGACTCCATATTCCCGCCAGTACTCGTGCAGGGAGCGACCAATGGGATGCGCAAGCGAGGACCGCTAAAGGCTGGTGCTGCTGGACATCCACCACAGGTTGAGGGTTTACATACTGTAATTGGATTTGACCCTGCTATGGCAGGTAACGCTGCATTTGTAGTAGTTGCCTATAACAGAGCAGACGGAAAGATTTATGTGTTGGACTGTGTCAACATGGAAGAACCAACACCACAAAAGATTAGGGCGGCAATTGAAGAACTCGTTATCAAATACAAACCACAAGAGTTTAGAGTTGAAATCAATGCCCACCAAAAAGCCTACTCCCTTGATGAGGAACTCAGAGGGTGGCTTGCTGGATACGGCGTACGCCTTGACGCTCACTTTACAGGCAAGAACAAATGGGACACATCTTTCGGCGTTGCCTCAATGTCAAACCTCTTTGGCACAATACGTGATGAGAAGTTTCAAAAGAATAACATTTTAGAATTACCTTCATCTGAAGGTTCTGAAGGTATCAAAGCCTTGACTCAGCAACTACTAACGTGGAAGCCAGAGACTAGAGGTAAGACAGATACCGTCATGGCTTTATGGTTTGCCATTATTCGCATCCGCGAACTAATGCAATCTAGCAGCCGAACATCGCAGTACGCAACAAATCGTTGGGCTACTAAAGCGCAAATGAATCAACGAGCAGCAGTAAACCTAGATGAAATGTTTGCCGAACAATGGCAAGAAAACTTTGGATAAGGATAACAATGGCATTAACAATAGAGCAGATAACAGCACGGGTTGAATCCCTGCGTTATCGTAGTCACGAACGTGATGCGCGTAACCTTGATGTACTTGCTGTACGTAAAGGAAAGATTGCCCAGGTTTATCCTAACTTCTTTCCAGAAGGTGTTGATGCAAACGTAGTAGCAAACTTTATTGATATTGTTGCTAGAGATTTATCTGAAGTTATGGCTCCGCTTCCAGCGGTTAACTGTTCTGCAGCCAATCAGGTATCTGATAGAGCACGTTCTTTTGCTGACAAGCGTACTCGTATTGCATCTAACTATTTCCAACACTCAGACCTAGCAGTACAGATGTACTCAGGTGCTGACTGGTATCTAACATATGGATTCGTCCCTTTCATTATTGAATTAGACGATGAAGCAAAACTGCCACGTATCCGCATAGAAAACCCAATTGGGGCTTACCCAGAGTTTGACCGCTATGGACGTTGTGTGGCATTTGCTAAGCGATACTCTATGACACTTGGTGAACTGGTATCTCAGTTCCCAGAGCATGATAGAGAATTACTTGGACCAGATGGATATAAGCAAGACCTTAATGCAGTAATTGAGATGATTCGTTATTACGATAAAGACCAATCTATAATTTACGTACCACGTAGAAATGATTTAGTTCTTTCTCAGGCTGCTAATCCACTTGGTAAGATGATGGTTGTTGTAGCGCGTAAACCATCTATTGATGGTGAGATGCGTGGACAGTTTGATGACGTACTTGGTATTCAATTACTGCGCAACCGATTTGCATTACTTGCAATGGAAGCAGCAGAAAAATCAGTACAGGCACCAATTGTTCTACCACAAGATGTTCAAGAACTTATGCTTGGCGGAGATGCTGTTATTCGTACAGCCAACCCAGCAGGAGTACGCCGTGTAGAACTTACACTTCCACAAGGCGCATTTACTGAACAAAGTATTCTTAATCAAGAATTACGTGTTGGTACACGATACCCTGAATCTCGTACTGGAAACATAGATGCTTCTATTGTTACTGGTCAGGGAGTACAGGCTCTTATGGGAGCCTTTGATACGCAGGTTAAATCTGCACAAGCAATCTTTGCTGCAACACTTAGGGACATTATTAGTCTTTGCTTTAATGTAGATGAAATGATTTACCCAGAAGAAAAAACAATTCGCGGAGTAGATTCAGGTTCACCTTATGAAATTACGTACAAACCAAACAAAGACATTAAGAATGACTATTCTGCTGATGTCCGTTATGGCATGCTTGCTGGTCTTAACCCAGCACAGGGTCTTATCTTTATGCTTCAAGCACTTGGAGGAAAACTCATCAGCCGAGATATGGCTATGAGAGAACTACCATTTACCGTTAATGTAACGCAAGAATTAGAAAAAATTGAAATTGAAGACATGCGTTCTGCGCTACTTGGTTCACTTACGGCATACACACAAGCAATTCCACAGATGGCTACTCAAGGTCAGGATGCTTCAGATGTAGTCCGTAAGATTGCTGCGGTGATAAAGGCTCGTCAAAAGGGACAAGCATTAGAGGACGCAATAGAAGCAACCTTTGCTCCGCAGCAACAGGTTCCTCCTGCTGGTGCACCAACTAATTCGGTTGAGCAAATGTCCCCTGCTCCTGAAGGTCCGCCAGCAGGAGGCTCTCCTTTGCCACAACCGCAAGGAAGACCAGATTTGCAAACAATACTTAGCAGCATGACTGGCGAAGGACAAGCAAGAAGTGCAGTACGGACAACTAGAGAGCAAGTAATTTAAGGAGTAAGTCATGGCAACACCTCGTAAGAGAACCACAAAGGTTAAGACAGTTGCTGACGGTGATTACTCAAAGTTAGACCAGTATGCAATTGAATTACATGAGTTTTATAAATCATTACGCAGAGCAGGATTTACTGTAGATAATGCTTTATATATTCTTTCTGCAAAACAGGCATACCCTAATTGGATGCAAGATGTAACACCCGAAGATATTAGAAGACACATTGAAGAAGGGGAGGACGAATAATGGCACGTGGAGGTTATCGTCAACCTAACAACCCAGCACCTGTATCAGGTCCTGGTTCGCTTTCAGCAAGAACAGATGGTGGTGCTACAGAAGGCATGAGTCAACCACAACAAGATTACACAGGTTTTAGTTATGGAAAAAATAGTGAGATTGCTGAGCAACAAAGTGGAGCAATGCTTGCTGGAAATAATATTCCAGGATTTAATTTTACTCCATTGAGTGCTCCTTCAGAGCGTCCTACTGAAGCCATCACTGCTGGTATTAATCTTGGCGAAGGTGGCGGTACAGAGTTAATGGCTGGTATGCCTAACTATGCGCCAACATTAGTTGATACGTTAAAGCGTCTTGCACAGTTTGACCCATCAGGAGATGCAGAGTTAATTTATAGACAACTACTCGATAACGGATACTAATGGCTCAGTACATTAAATCTATTGTTGGAGAAGTTTCACCTAATCTTTATGCTGCGGCTCAATCTGCAGGTTTATCTGGTGTAGAAAAAAACCAAGTAGAGCAGATGAGTTACACAATTAAGAAGCATCGTCAACTTGCTAAACTTGGTACTGATAATGCTCGTAAGCAATATGACAGTTTAGACCCAAATATTCAAGACCAGTTAAAGTTTATGTTTAAAGATGCAGAGTATATGCAGGAAGCACCTGATGCTGCTGACCGTGTTTTTGGTGCTATTAAAACTGTAGCAACAATTGCGGCTTCACCGCTTATTGGTCTATTTAAACTTGGTGGACAGTACAACCGTATTATTAATGCTCCTTATAAAGTTGCACGACAGGTTGCACAAGGAGAAGATTTGTTTTCTTCTAAGACTTGGACTGATGCATGGGACGGCAAGAACCAGTATGACCAAGGTGCATTAAGCGAGGCTACAAGTTACTTTGGTAAGTTTGATGTACTAGTTGCAAGAGGATTACTAGAAGGCAAGACTCCTGGTGAGATTGTTCAAGATTTTGGTAAAGTAGACCCTGACCTTCTTAACTCAATTAAGAAAGCATATGATGACCCTGATGCTTTTAAGCAAGTAGTTGATGGTGTTAAGTATGCACAGGTTTCACCTGGTAGAGATATTGCTCGTATGCTTGACCGCAAGCCACCTTCAAGTGGTGTTAGCGAAGGTACTAGAAAACTATCTGGCACATTAGATTTTATTTATCAATTTGCAATAGACCCACTTACTTGGATAACAGGTGGATTAAGCAAGGGTGTTACTAAAGGTGAACGTCTTGCAACTTCAATTACGGAAGCAATTAATAAAGGTGTTCCAATTGAACGTGCTATTGAAACTACATTTAAAGACCCAGTAGTATTTAACTTATGGGAAAAAGGCATTGGCCCTGCAATTAAAAAAGTAGCAGATGCTAAGAATCCAGGTGAGAAATCATTAGCACTTGATGACATTGCTAAAAACTTTCCAGGGTATAACAACCCTAGCGTTATCCAAACACTTAGCAGAGGCAGAACATTTGATGCTGTCAGTGCACAAAGATTTTTTGAAGACGCTGGTAATTTAAATTTATTACTTGCTGGACGTACTGATGGCATGACCTATATGCGTAATGGTGTAGCAGTTGCTCGCCAGAACCGTTTGTGGTCTGATGGAATTACACGTTCACTTGATAACACATTTAACAATATGAGTAAGACAGC